AGCTATTATCAAAGAAATTTCAAATACTGAAGAAACTAACTTTGAATGGCTTATTGAGAATACTGAAAAGTGGTGTCAAGATAGAGCAATCTATCTCGCCATTATGAAATCTATAAATATTATCGATGGAAAAGATCCACAACTAACTAAAAATGCTTTGCCTGAATTATTATCTAATGCTCTTTCAGTTGCATTTGATACTAATGTTGGCCATGACTATATCGATGACTTTCAGTCTCGTTATGAATTCTATCATCGTCAAGAAGAACGTATTCCGTTTGATCTTGATTATTTTAACCAAATAACAAAAGGTGGTCTTCCTAATAAAACACTGAATATCGCTTTAGCCGGTACTGGCGTAGGTAAATCTTTGTTTATGTGTCATGTTGCAGGATCAGTTCTTGCTCAAGGTAAAAATGCTTTGTATATTACAATGGAAATGGCAGAAGAACGCATCGCTGAAAGAGTTGATGCGAACTTAATGAATACACCTATTGATCAGCTTCCGAATCTATCAAAAGATATGTTTGGTAATAAAGTTGCTCAAATTGCTAATAAATCTCATGGTAAATTAGTAATTAAAGAATATCCAACTGGTGCAGCTCATGTTGGTCACTTTAGAGCTCTTATGAAAGAACTTCAATTGAAGAAAAACTTTAAGCCAGATATTGTGTTTATTGACTATCTAAATATTTGTGCGTCATCACGTATGAAAGGAATGGGCGGTGCCATTAATTCATATTCCTACATCAAGGCAATTGCTGAAGAAATTCGAGGACTTGCAGTTGAATTCGACGTGCCAATTGTCTCAGCGACTCAAACAACTCGATCGGGATATTCAAACTCGGATGTTGGACTTGAAGACACGTCAGAATCATTTGGATTACCTGCTACAGCTGATCTCATGTTCGCCCTCATCTCAAACGAAGAACTCGAAGGACTCGGACAAATCTTAGTAAAACAATTAAAGAATAGATATAATGATCCCAGCGCTAATAAACGATTTGTTATCGGTGTTGATAGATCAAAAATGAAACTATATGATGTTGAACAATCAGCACAACAAATTATGGATTCAGGTCAAGCACCAGTTGCTGATTACTCGCAAAACAATGTAAAGAAATTTGAAGGATTTAAAGTATAAATGCATGCACGTCTCATATCCCATAGTCAACCCTCATTTAGAATCTACTCTGGCGAACTTGCAGCGGAGGGGCTTGACAATATCCAAGACCTCATCGCTTATTGCGCCCGTGTCTCCAATCCATCAAACCAAGCTAACACCAAAACAACACCAAAGTTACTTGACTATCTCATCAAGCACAAGCACTGGTCACCATTCGAAATGGCCAGCGCATGTATCGAAATCGAAACAACCCGAGACATTGCAAGGCAGCTCCTCCGTCACAGATCGTTTTCATTTCAAGAGTTTTCTCAGCGGTATGCTGATATCCGCGATCTTGATGATAATTTTGTTATAAGAGAAGCCCGACTCCAAGATCCTACAAATCGTCAAAATAGTGTAAAAACAGATGATGTAATTCTAATGGGTCAATGGATAAATAAACAACAGGAGCTAATCAATCATGCAAAAGAAGTTTACAACTGGGCTATCGAAGCAGGAATTGCCAAAGAACAAGCAAGAGCAGTTCTCCCTGAGGGCAACACTGTCTCAAGACTATATGTCAATGGGACTATTCGAAGCTGGATTCACTACATTGAATTGCGATCTTCAAATGGAACCCAGAAAGAACATATGGAAGTGGCTAAAGAAGTGGCCAGAGCAATCGGACAAATATATCCAGAAGTGACGAATTTAGTAGGAGACTAAAATTGGATATCTATTGGTCTAAAAAAATTCTAGGAGTTCACGATAAAAATAGTGAAACTGAGCTTTTATCTCAAAAGCCAGAGCCATTATTGAGCTATTTTTCTAAAACTCTCTTTCCAAATAATGAAAACTATAAAAGATATATGAAGTGTCCTTCTGCTCAAATAGAGCTAAAAAATACATATGTAGTTAAAGCAGACTTTGATATTGAGATTTTTATTAATACTAATGAAAAAATAGCAAATTTTCATAGCAATTATGATTTGGGAGATGATACAAAAAGAATCTTTACAGAAAATAATTATATTAATTTAAGTACTGATAATTCACTATTTAATATACTAACTCATTTATATCTTTTTAGTGAAGAAAGTATTCAAGTTGCACAACTACCTCCGTATTTTCATAAAAATGACTATGTCACTGCTCAGAAGGATATGTATCTTTTACCAGGTTCGTTTGATATATCAAAATGGTATAGGCCATTCCATGCTTCTTATTTAGTAGAAAACACTGGACATGTTAAAATAAAAAGAGGCGACCCTTTGTATTATATCAGGTTTAATACAGATCAAAAAATTAACCTAATTGAGTACGAGTTAAATGATAAACTTATCTCATATTCCCAAAGCTGTTTGAACGTAAAAAGCTATAGGCCTCTTCAAAAATTTAATTTTTTATATAAAATATTTACTGAAAGAAATATGAATAAGAAGGTATTAAAAGAGATAATAAAATGCCAAACAACTTAGAAATATCAGAAAATCCTAATGTAGAGTATATTGAAAGTACTTCTAAAACCTATATTGTTTCTTCATTCTTAAATATTAGTGATGAATATCGATCTTATTTAATTAAAGAAACTAGAAAAGTTTCTAATAAAAATACTGCATCAAATCTTACTGGAGATAGTACTACTTTTCATCTTTGGGAGCAAATGAAGTGTGGTGAATTAATAGACAGTATTGAACAAATTGCTAATATTCCAAATCTTCTCCCTTGGATTGGTAGCGATTTAATTACGGGTAAGCAAATTCCTCAAGTATTAAAAGAGGCCTGGAGTTCCATCTATAGAAAAAAAGATTTAGCAAAAAGGCATAATCATAGTCATGCGATTACAGCATTCGTATATTATTTGCATTCTAGTGAAGAAGAAGATTCTCCTTTAATTTTTGATGATGGAACTCGCATTAAGCCTAAACAAGGAAAATTAGTGTTTTTTCCAGGATTTTTATATCACGAAGTGCCTACAATGGAAAAAGATAATGAAAGAATTGTCATAGCTGGAAATTTATTTTATAAATTTTAAATAATAAAATCAATAACTTAGAGCTATCAAACCCCTAAGTTATTGATTCTAAAATAAAATAAAAATGCACATTTTGTGAAAAAAATGCATTTTAGGGGTTTACATTCACTTCTAGATAGTATAGTATAGTTATATCAAATGAAGGAGAATGAAAATGCTTAGAGATTCTAGAACACAAACTTTCACTGGTTACACAGCTGAAAAACTAGCTACTCAATTCGAAAGTGCCTACATCCAAGATGGTGTAGTTTACTGGAAATCAAATGATCGTTCTCCATTTGAAGACATGTTGACTGACTTTATGGAAGCTGGTTTTATCTCTCAAGAAAATGTTGATCTAACTGTAGCTGCTAAAAAAGCTCAAGATAAAGCTGCAATTGCTGAATATATCAAAGCTCAAGCTAATCGCTCAGAAGAGCAAATCGCTGAAGAACGTGCTATGGCCCGTGCAGCATTTGGTGCAGGCGAAAAGATGGTAAACATCTTTACTGGCGAAACTTACTATTCTTAAGAGGAGAATGACTATGACTATGCCAAATTCAACAGACTTTATTTTTGAAGAAGTAGATCATATTAATGCTAAGCCAGTTCAAGGCGAGCAATCAATTATGGTTCAACGCGATATGAAGAAGTGGGCTGAGCAAGAAGGCCATTGGCCTCAGATGGATTACGTTCACATGATTGCAGCTCATGCTGTAGCCCGTGGTTGGACTCAAGAAGGTTTTACTGGTATGGAGATTGTAGGATGAAAAACGTTCTAGTCAATTCAGCTATGTTTTTAGTAATAGCTGCTGGAGCAGCTTATGCTTTGAATTTTGCTCTTACACTTCCAGATGTTCATTTTTCAAATTCAACTGGACACTGTGTAGAAGTAATTAACTATTCAGATGATAACTATAGTTGCGAAAATATGCCAGTAAAATTTAACCATGTCTGGGTTAAATAATGGATCTATATTTTTCAGTTACTATTATTTTAGTATTCATTGCTGCTTTATTTCACCAATCTAGAGTAGCATATCGCAAAGGCCGAGAAGACGGAACTAATGAAGCCATTGATTTAGTATTAATGATTCTTATTCAACAAGGCATTATTACAATGAACGAAGCAGAGGATATTACTCGTAATGACTCACAAATTAAATAAGTATGAAATAGACTGGTTTTATCGAATTGGTGCTCATATAATGGTAAATGAGTTATTTGAAGATGATGAAGGATTTTATAAGAATCATTACCAGTATGCCACTGAAAATAGTGATGGATCTTATACTGTATATGAACAAATTCCTGGAACAAGTTCATACACAAGTACTTCTGACGCAATTAAAGCATTCACAAAATATTTGAAAAATAAATAAAAAAATGCATTTTAGGGGTTTACATTAGCTTTTACTTGTGGTATTATATAAGTATATTCAATGAGGAGAAACACAATGGGTATTCAAATTAGCAAAAACCGCACAGATGCTTATATCGGAACTTTCGATTATGGTTCAGCTGATGATATGCTTCAGCTAGAAGAAGTTCGTGGCATGGTTAAGAACATGAACAAAATGCTTCGCGAAGATGGATATGACTATAGTTTTTATGTCAAGTGTCAAGGTCGAGGCCCACGTCAGGGAGTACGTCGTTACAACCAGTCGCTTCCCTTGACACTTGCAGAGCGAGTTGACGCTTACATTTATCGTCGTCGCTAAAGGTTAATGTCTCCTTAGCTCAGTTGGATTAGAGCAAGTGCCTTCTAAGCACTAGGTCGTGGGTTCGAATCCTACAGGGGACGCCAAATTGGGAGAGGTGCCAGAGCGGTTTAATGGACTGGTCTTGAAAACCAGCGTAGGTGAAAGTCTACCGTGGGTTCAAATCCCACTCTCTCCGCCACAATAAACTCGGTGTAGCGCAGTCTGGTAGCGCATTTGGTTTGGGACCAAAGGGTCGGGAGTTCGAATCTCTCCACCGAGACCAGATAGGTCCTGTAGCTTAATGGTAGAGCAAAGCGCTCATAACGCTCAGGTTATAGGTTCGAATCCTATCGGGACCACCAGAAAACCCATCCAACGATCTGCAGTCCTTGAGATGGTGTGTGACCCTCAGCACGGAGTGAGGCACGGTCTTCCGGTGTACAGCGAAGATAGGTGGGGAGGCACCGCGGAAGGTCTCCCCACTGAATATTAAAAAAGGATTTTGTTATGGTATGGATTTTAGTTTGGTTACAACTTTCAACAGGTCAAAAACTTGATTACTATCACGTTGGAACTTATGAAAATAAAGAAGCCTGTTTTGAAGAGTTGAAGAAAGCTGTTGTATTAGTAAACAATAAAAATACTGCAGTCGACTGTATGCCAATAAATATTGACGATATATAATATATTGCGGGCGTAGCTCAGGGGTAGAGCGCTACCTTGCCAAGGTCGATGTCGTGAGTTCGAATCTCATCGCCCGCTCCAATAAAGCCCTCTTGGTGGAATGGTAGACACAAGAGACTTAAAATCTCTCGCCGGTTTCGGCGTCCCGGTTCGAGTCCGGGAGAGGGCACCAAATTAGTGAGGTTTTTATGAATAAAAATATTAGACCTATGTCCGATGAAGAACGTCAAAGG